TGCCACGCAGCGACTGCCTCGGCGCTGGCAAACTGCTTGTCCATCAGGTCCAGCTGGAACTGGTTATCCAGCTTCTTCTCGCGCAGTCGCATCCAGGTCGTCGCGAGGCTGCCGACCATGCCGAACAAGCCGCCAGACCCAGCGTTAAAAAGCAGTTCCGTGAACCAACTCATCAAAAAAGGCGCTGGCGTTAAACGGGAACGCTCGGCCAATTAACATCGAACGGGAATCCGGCCTGATCCGGTACGTCGCGCAGCGCTTGACGATAAGCCGCCCACTTCGCTTTGGCCACGTTGTCGAGCGGAGTGTCGTCGACCTGCGTCCAGTCGCATTGCGTCAGCCGACTGTTGCGGTCATGCCTAACGTGCTCGATCTTGTCCTTGGTCTCCTTAGCGATCTCGGCGTCTGTCTTGTAGCGGTAGACGCGAGTTTCTACTACCTTGTCGGCCAGCACTTGGACGATGGTCTTGTCGAGCACTTCTCCACCGTTGTCGATGGTCTCATAAGGCAACCAGCCTAGCGCGCGCAATCCTTTGTCGTCCATGTAACACAGTCCAGACACGTTCCGCCAGCCGTTAGGCACTGAGCGTGGACCGTCAATGACTTGTCCGTTTTCGGTGTGTGCGTATTTCATAATTCAACGACGGCTTTGCGCAGTTCCTCCATAGGATGGCCCCATTGACCAAAGACGCTCTGACGGAACAGCATCATCGAGTCGTAGTAAGGCGTTTTCGGTCCCGGCAAAGCGTAGAGGTAATAGGCCATGACTGGGATGACGACCCAGGTCTTGACCCCCATTGCGGCAGACAAATGCGAGACCGACGTGCAAGAGCTGATGACGAGATCGCAGGACGCAACGGCGCGCTGGGTGTCCGTCCAGCTATCAAGCGGGACAGTCTCGACCCAGTCAGGCTTGGCGTCGAGATCGGCGTCGCGTTGCAGCGAGATGAACCGCACGCCGTCGCGCTTCACCGCGTCGAAGAACGGCGCAGGCGGGAACAGCTTGTGATGCTCCCTCTCGAACTGCTTGTTACCAGACCAGCGCAGGCCAATCGTTAATCCTTTGTGGGAAACCTTGGGTCGCGGAACGTAAGGTGTGCCGACAATATCGCTTAACTCTAGCCCGAGCGGAACCGGCGCCGACATAGCCGGAAGCCAGTAGTCGTGATACACGCCAAACTCTGCGCCGTGCTGGACGACGGCAGACACGCCAGCAATGTCCTTGAGCAACGCGCACAGACTGCCGCTGGACGATAGCACCACCTTGCAGCCGCGTTCGACCAGATTGGCCGTGTACCGCGCTTGATGAATCTGATCGCCTAGACCGCCTTCTAGGCGCAGCAGCACCGTGCCGACTTGACCGTTCCAGAGCGGCTGCGGCGTGTTTGGCGGCGCGTCACCAATAATCTTGGCACGTCGGCCCAGTTGCTGGAGACGGTATCCGAGTTGAATGTTGCCCTTCATCAGCTCATACCATCCGCGATTATACGCGGCGCGAGAGTCGTCGGGTCGTTCGACGGCCAGCTTGTCAGCGATGCGCTGGCCTTCGGCAAAGTTGCCTGTAACCGAAGCGGACAGTTGGAGGTCGAGGTCGTCAATCTGCGGCAGCGTGGTCGGCTTGTCGCGCCAAAACTCAGGATGGCAAAACTGCGAGTAGTGGTAGCCGAGAACGTCCTTGGCCGACTGGTTGTGCTGCCGTGCTAGTTTCGGCTTGATGTCGTGCATACCAGCATAGCCGTGGATAAACTCGTCGTTTTCCTTTACGCTCGATCCGTCGATGTGGTCTAGATCGTAGTCAAACGGCGGTAGGTCAAGAAAGGCGTGGATGCGGTCTAACTCGCGCTTCGGGTTCGCCAGCAAGTCCTCATACTCCACGAACAAAAAGCACTCGGGAAACGCACGGTATCCGGCCTCAAGCGTTTGGTACGCGGCTTTCAAGTGCGTGAACAGTTCGCCCTTTTCGACGAACGCGGTAAGGTTGTCTGGCTTGGCTACGCGCACAAACGAGGCAGCGCAGTCAGGCACGCTGCGGACTGTTGCGATGATTTTAGGCTGACAACCGAGCACCTGAGCCATTGAGCGGATAATCACCGGAACGGGCCATCCGCGACTCTTGTCGATGACAACTGGCTTGGTGGTTTCCTGCGCGTGAAACGATGTCGCAACTACGCGCATCGCGTGCTCAAGCTTTTTGCGCTTTGGGTCGCTGTCGTTTAGCAGCGGCGCGTTCTGCCATGTATTAGCCAGCCCGTCCAGCGCGTGTACCAGTCCCGAGGTCGTCGAGACGTGGGTGTTCGGGTTTTGATTGAGGACGGCTGCGAGGACGGTCGATCCAGAACGCGGCAGGCCGGAAAGCAAGTGGAGCGATTGGGTTGGCAAATTATTCCTCGGTGATGGCTGCGGTGTGGGCGCCTCCCGCTGCGACGCTTAGCCACGTTGTTAACGCTCCGACTTGGACGGGAGATGAACGTCTGGTAAGGTCTCCTAGGCCGAGTTGGCCGTTGGTGTTGAGGCCAAAGGTCCACAGCGTTCCATCAGTCTTGATCGCTGCGTTGTGGTAGAATCCCGCTGCGACGCTTAGCCACGTTGTTAACGATCCAACTTGGACGGGAGATGAACGGTAGTTAACGTCTCCTAGGCCGAGTTGGCCGTTGGTGTTGAGGCCAAAGGTCCACAACGTGCCGTCGGTTTTGATTGCTGCGGTGTGGGCGTTTCCCGCTGAGACGCTTAGCCACGTTGTTAACGCTCCGACTTGGACGGGAGATGAACGGTTGGTAACGTCTCCTAAGCCGAGTTGGCCGAAGGCGTTGAAGCCAAAAGTCCACAGCGTGCCGTCGGTTTTGATCGCTGCGGTGTGGACGTTTCCCGCTGCGACGCTTAGCCACGTTGTTAACGATCCAACTTGGACGGGAGATGAACGGTAGTTAACGTCTCCTAGGCCGAGTTGGCCGAATTGGTTGCGGCCAAAGGTCCACAACGTGCCGTCGGTTTTGATTGCTGCGGTGTGGGCGTTTCCCGCTGAGACGCTTGACCATGTTGTCAACGCTCCAACTTGGACAGGAGATGAACGGTTGCTACGGTCTCCTAGGCCGAGTTGGCCGACGTTGTTGTTGCCAAAGGTCCACAGCGTTCCGTCGGTTTTGATCGCTGCGTTGTGGTTGGCTCCCGCTGCAACGCTTAGCCACGTTGTTAACGCTCCAACTTGGACGGGAGATGAACGGTTGGTAACGTCTCCTAGGCCGAGTTGGCCGCTGGTGTTGAGGCCAAAGGTCCACAGCGTTCCGTCGCTTTTGATCGCTGCGGTGTGGTTGGCTCCCGCTGCAACGCTTAGCCACGTTGTTAACGCTCCGACTTGGACGGGAGATGAACGTCTGGTAAGGTCTCCTAGGCCGAGTTGGCCGTTGGTGTTGAGGCCAAAGGTGTAGAGTTCATACTCGGGTTCACCAGCCGCACCACCCGCCCCCATCATCAGTCGTTGACTAGTCGGGTCCATGTTAGTTGACGTAGTCTACCAACGCAGCGCCGCGCCAAGTTGTGCCGGCATCATCGGTCACGAAAATGAAGATGTGAGTCTTGCCAGCCGTCAAGGTTGGTGCCGTGTCCGCAGGCCACTTGACCGCAGCAGGCCAAGTCACCGCGCCGGATGTGTGAGTAAGTTCCAATGTAAACGCGAATGCTCTGGTCGCTGGTGCGTTGCTGAAGGTAAAAGTCGAGTCTGCCGCAATCGTCTTCGTGAAGTAGTTTCCATTCGCACAGTCTACGTCTAGCGACGGAACGGCAACGACGTTCTGCGCGTAGTTGCCTGAGATGTCCAGGCGTGCGGCAGGCGCAGTCAGAGCAATGCCGATGCGATCGACTGAGGCGTCACCGAACAGAAGATGCGTCTGCGTATCGCCCTCGAAGCGGAAGTCCTTGTCGGCTCCTGCCTCGTTAAACGTAAACGTGCCGCCGTCAAAGCCAACATCGCCGGTCGCGGTTATACTAGTGAACGCGCCTGTGCTGGCAGTCGTTGCGCCGACCGAAGTCCCGTTGATCGATCCGCCCGTGATCGAAACATTGCTGCTGTCCTGCGAGGAGATCGTGCCGAGTGAAGGCTTTCCGGTCAGGTCAGCATAGGTGCCAGAAGTTGCGACGGTTGCTAGTCCGCTGACCTCACTCGCAGCGATGGCAATCGTGATGCTTGCCGCAGTCGTGAGGCGACCCTTCGCATCGACGTTGAACTGCCCGACCTGAGTCGCGCTGCCGTAAGTGCCAGCCGCAACTGTCGTGTCCGACAACGCGAAATAAAGCGTGCCGCTGGTGGTAATCGGTCCGCCAGTCACCGAGATATCAGCCGATCCTTGAGCCGTGACGCTGGTCACCGTGCCGCCTGCATCCAGCGCAGACAAGGTGCCGCCGACGTAGGACAAACCAGTACCGACCGTGACCGGCGAGAAACCGCCTGAGCCGTTGCCAGCTAGAATCGCCGTGCCACTCGTAGCCGGTGCG